GCCGCGCGCCCAGAAAGAGAAGAGAAGTGAAGGGAAGGGAGAGGACGCGCAGTTTGCGCGCCGCGCAGCGGCCGAGCCGCCGCGCGCCCCCGCGCCCCCGGTGGACGAGCAGCTTTCCAAATCCGAGACCGAGGCCGAATGGCTCGCGCGGCTGCAGCAGGAAAACCCCGCCGTGAACGTGCGCACGGAGATCATCGCCGCGATGGGCAACCGCCGGCTACAGGGCCGCAAGCTGGAGCGGAAGTGGTTCGAAACCCACTGGCTCCCGAACGTCTCCGAGCCGGTCGGTAGTGCTCCGATGGATACGCGCCAGCCCATCGAGCCGGAGCCCGAGGCGTGGGGCGTGTGGCTGGAGCACGAGTACCCGAACAACGCGTACGGCAAGGGCGGGGCCAAGGAAGGCACGCCATGGGCCGAGCTGCCCGCCGAGGTGCGGGCCAAGATTCACCGGGAGATGACTGGAGTAACCAAAAAATGAATACGAACACGGACTGGGACGAACTCCACGACTTGAAGGGACTGGCCGACGCGTTGAAAAAGGGGAAGGCCTACGTGTACGACATGAAGAGCGTGGGCTTCGTGATGCCGGGCGGCCGGGCGAGCATCCGGATGGCGATGGGGTGGCTCGGCAACCACCCGGAGTTTACCCGGACGCAGGCGGCCAAAGTGCGGTTTGCCCGGCGCGGGACGAAATAGGAAGGTCCGGGAACACCGGCGCGATTGTGTCGCCGGGCGGCGGGTCGCGCAGTAGGGGGCGTGCCTTCCAGCGACCAGCCCCGCAGCCAGATGGAGTTTGCGACCGTGACCGCGCAATTTGCGGCGGCCGGCGTGGGCACGCTCCCGGACGGGGTGTCGGAACTCACCCGGAAGGAAATGCGCTTTGTGGTGGCGGTGCTGGAGCATGGCCAGATGGCCCGGGCGGCGATCGAGGCGGGATACTCGCCCGAGAGCGCGGGACAAATCGCCTCGGAAACCCTGAGAAAACCGAAGGTTTTGGGGTTTTACCGGCGCTGCCTCGACAAGGTGGCAAGCCAGGCCGAACTCGTGGTGCGCCGGATCTACGAGCGCAGCGTGGTGTTTCACGCCAAGGCGCTCTCGGCCTCGCAGGAACGGGCGGATGCCGACGAGTGGCTGCTGGCCACGAACCGGCAGGAGCGCGGGCGGAACGCGAAGGACGTGAAGACCTTCGAACTCAAGCGCGACCGCGCCCAGCGCGACGAGAAGCACTACGCCGGGCTCGCGCGCGCGGAGGACGCCCTGCTGCTCAACGCCCTCGGCCGGCTCAAGGTGTCGCCGGGTTCGGGCGAGGTGGTGGATTCGCTCAGCGCCGAGGTGCGCGAGCAATTGGCGCGGCTCGCGGCCGGCGGCGTCGACCTCAGCGTGCCGCAACCGGCGGAGGCGCGGAACTGATGAGCGCGACCCCAGAGACGCCCACGGCCGGCCCCGGCCCCGCCCGGAAGCTGATCAGCATGGTGGTGTTTGCCGTGACCGTGCTGATGCAGCGCGCCCTCTACGCGTGGCAGGGCGCCATCATGGCCAGCGTGGCGAAGGCCGTGCCCACGGCGGTGGTGACCCCGAACGGCGCGGGGAAGACGAGCGTGATCATCAAGACGGCGGCCCTGTGGTGCCTGCACGAGTTTCCCGGGGCCACGGTGGTGGTGACGAGCGCGACCCACCGCGCGGTGCGCACGCAGGTGTTTGCCGCGCTCGAGCAGGAAAAGACGCGGTTCGCGAGCTGGGCGTGGAACGACACGGAGATCAAGACCCCGCAGGGCGGATTCATCCTCGGCTTTGCGACCGACAGCGGGGCGAAGTTCGAGGGCTTCCACGCGTACCCGGGCCGGCCGCTGATGATCATCGTCGACGAGGCGAAGACCGTGCCGGACGACATCTTCGTGGCGATTGACCGCTGCAACCCCACGTACCTCCTGCTGATTTCCAGCCCCGGCGGCAACTTCGGGCGCTTCCACGATGCGTTCAAAAGCGCGCGGTTCGCGCACTTCAACATCACGTCGAAGGACTGCCCGCACATCACGCCCGAGTACATCGCGGCGATGAAGGAGCAGTACGGCGAGGACTCCGACATTTACCGCTCGATGGTGGATGGCCTCTTCGCCAAGGGCAGCGAGCACGGCAAGGTGGTGCAGTTCGTCGATTACGAACGCTGCGCGACCAACCCGCCGCCCCACCACGAGGGCGCGCGCCAGGTGTTTTGCGATTTCGCGGACTCGGGCGACCTCTGCGTGATCGCCACGCGCGACGGGAACGAGCTCGCCTTTGCCGACGTGTGGAAGCCGGACGGCAACCCGGCCAACGTCGCCGAGCGGTTCGAAATCACCCTGCGCAAGCTGCAGGACAAGGGCTACCTGCTCTTCGGCGACGGCGGCGGGCTGGGACAGGGCTACATCACGACGCTCAACCTGCGCGGCATCCGCATCCGCGCGGTGCACAACAACGACACGGCGACGGACAAGCACTACTTCAACCTCAACGCCGAGCAGTGGTGGAAGTTTTCGAAGCAGCTCAACCGCTGCCAGTGGCGGCTGCCGAAGTGCGCGCACGCGGACACGCTCAAGCGCCAGCTCTGCGAGCGCCACCAGAACTTCGTCGAGCGCGACGGGAAGAAAGTCTTTGGCCGGGAGGACGGCCGCCTGCAGCTCCAGCCCAAGCGCAAGGAAAAGGGCGCGAGTCCCAACCACGCCGACGCGATCGTGGGCGTGGCCTATGACTACCCGGCGATGGAGAGCGTGACCTACGTGAAGACGCACGCCGACCGGGCGACGGCGGAGTTTCCGCACGCGTTGCCGTCGCGGTGGCAGGAAGCGCAGCACGAAATCGAGAACGCCAAGAACCTCGCGGGAGCGAGCTGGGACTCATGAGCGACGCCAGCCAAGAGACCACCCTCTGGGACAAGGTAAACGACGACCTGCGCGATCGCAGCGCGTGGGAGGCCCGGCTGCCCATCTGGTACAAGATGCGGCACACGGGCATCCCCCGGCGGAGCAAACCGTACCCCGGCGCGCCGGACCTGCACTATCCGTTTGCCGACACGGTGATCGAGAAGCTCAAGCCGTTTTACTACAAGCAGCTCTTCGCGGCGGAGCAGATCACGGAACTCATCAGCGAGCAGGAGCAGCTCGAGGAATGGACCGAGCACGCGGGCCGGTGGTTCGACGGCGTGCTGAAGCGGAAGACGAATCTCCTCACGGAGATTTTCTACGTGATCGATTCGTTCCTCGCCAACGGCGTGGCGTTCATGCGGCCCTCGTGGAACGCGCAGCAGAAGTGCATCGAGTACCTCGCCATCGAGCCGAAGAACATCATCTTGCCGCCGGGCACGGATGAGATCAACCGGGCCTTCCGCTGCGTGCACGTGGAGGTGCTGACGCGCGACCAGTACGCGGAGCGGCCGGCGTACAATCAGGATGCGGACTTCATCAACAGCATCGCCGGCGCCGGCAAGAGCGCGGGGCAGGGGACCAGCGACAGCGAGCGCGAGCGCCGCGAGGGCATCACGCAGTGCAGCAGCAAAGACCAGATTGTGATCTGGAATGCCTGGGAGCGGAAGGGCGCGCAGTGGACCCTCAACACCATCAGCGCCGTGAACAAGGACGCCGCGGTGCGCCCGGCGCTCAAGCTCCCGTACGAGCACGGGCAACTCCCGATTATCGATTTCCGCCGCGAGCTGAAAGAAAAGGGCATCTATTCGCCGCGCGGAGAGATTGAGAAAGTCGCGCCGTTCGAGACGTACCTGTGCCGCCTCTGGAACAAAAAGGCCGAGGCGCTCGACCACTTCGCCACCCCGCTCTACACGAGCGACGACGAGGCGCAAGACGGCAAGAGCCTGACCTTCTACCCCGGGCAGTTTGTGCCGCGCGGGATCCGCCGGGTGGAGATGGGACAGCCGCCCTTCGCGCTGGACCAAGAGATGAACAGCACGCGGGAAATCGCCGAGCAGCGCGTGCTCATGCCGGACTTTGGGATCGGCGGCCAGCAGGAGGGCGAGAAGCGCACGGCCACGGAGGTGGAGCAGCTCGCCAGCCTCGGCGGCATCACGACGGAAATCCGCGCGCACATCTTCCGCCTCTCGCTCAAGGCGGTGCTGAGCCAGTCGTTTTCCCTCGCGGTGCAGTACCTGCGGAAGGATTTGGATTACCTCTTTGAGAAGACGGCGAAGAGCGCGCCGCCGGAGGCCATCCATGCCCGCTACCTGATCGACGTGGGCGGCACGGCCGAGAGCTGGAACAAGAAGCTCGAAGCGCAGAAGGCCTTCAACCTCTTCGCGCAGGCGAAGAACGACGGCTACTTTGACCAGTTGGAATTGCGCAAACTGCTCGTCGAAAAGACCGACCCGCGCTGGGTGCAGCGCCTCGTGCGCGACCCGAAGCAGCAGCAGAACACGGAGGCCATCGACGAAATGGTGAAGCTCCCGGCCGTGATGCTCGGCGAGCCGATCCCGGTGGAGCCGCAGGAGAATCACCAGGTGCGCGCCGAGGTGCTCTACACGCAGCTGCAGCAGCTCGCGCACACCGGCGCGCCCTTCGACCCCGTGGCGCAGAAGGGCCTCGCCAACCGGCTCAACCAGCGGCTGCAGATTTGGGCGCAGCAGGACGGTAAGGCCGCGCGCGCGTGGTGGGCCGGCAAGCAGCAGGAGCAAAAGCAGCAGGCCGCGCAGGCCAAAGCCCAGCAGCAGGCCGGGCCGATGGGCGCACCCGGCGGCGCGCCGGGCGGCAACGTGGTGCCGTTCACCGGCGGCGGTGCGCCGCAACCCATGGGAGGCGCGGCCCCGGTCGCGATGGCGCAATGAGCATGAAGACGTGGCTCCGCAATGTGTGGAATGCGCAGTGGGCAGCGGCCGAGTTGGCGAACCTGCGCACGGCGTTGTCGAGTGAACGACAACTGAGCCTCGACCAGAGCAAGGCCATCACGGAACTGCAGAGAGAACGGAATTCAGTTAACGCCGCGCGCGACGATTTGGAGCACCGCCTTGAAAGGGCAGAGAGGTATTCTGCGCAATTGGAGAAAACCCACGAAGGGGCCGGAAAGCGGATTGGTGATTTGCGTTTCGATAAATTGGAGCGCGACCAACTAAAGAAGAAGCTCGCCGCGCAGGCTCCCTACTTCGCCGAGTTCCCCGCCGCCAACGGCGAGGAGGCTTGGTCGAAGGACGACGCCACCGCGCTGGCGCACTTCCTCGAGAAGAACCCCGCCGGCAAAAAGCTGGCGCAGCACCTGAACAACCGCCTGCACGATTACCAGGCGGCGGCCATCCAGATGGGTGTGCCGACGCAGGCCTATGCCCTGCTCGCCCGGGCGCGCGGGTTTCGCGATGCGCGGGGCGAAATCGCCCGACTTTCGGCCGCCGGACCGTCTCCGGCAAACCACGTGGAGACGGACCCGGCCCTGCCGTCTGACCTCGAAAACCTGCGGGCCTAACCCATGAGCAACGAAACCAGCGCGACACTGCCCACGACTGCCGAGCTTGATGCCGAGGAAGCCACCCTACGCAACGAGGCGATGACCATCGACCCCGTGCGCCCGGAGGATGCCCAGATCAAGGACGACACGACAAAGGCAACGGAGGACAAACGCGCGGCCTCCCGCGACGATGCGAAGTCGAAAACCACGCAGCGCCCCGGCGGCGATAAAAAGCCGGACGCAGCGGGCACGGACAAGCCCGGCAACTCCAGTACGGCAGCCGCCAAGGGTGCGAAACCCGGCGATGCCCCAGCAGCCACCACCACCGAAAAGCCGGGCGACAAACCCGGCGAGAAGCAGGAGACGCCCTACGCGAAGGAACGCGCGCGCCTCGATCGCACTTGGAAGGAAATCCAAGCCGAGAAGGACGCCCTCAAAAAGGAAAAGGAGGAACTCGCCGCCGAGCGCCAGCGCACGGCCACGGCGAGCCAGCAGCGCACGCAGCAGCAAGCGGCCGAACCACCCAAGATCAAGGGCGGCACGCGCGCCGATTGGGAGGCCGTCGCGGCCGACTTCAAGGCGCAGGGCAACCTCACCGCGTACGAGAAGGCCAAGGCCAACGCGGACCAGCTCGCGGAGCAGGAGAAAGCGCAGGCCGCGCAGCAGCCCGCCAAGGTCGGCACGCCGGCCGAGCGGTTCACCGAGGCCGAACGGGCCGAGATGCTCACGAAGTGGAATGCCCACGCGGAGCGCCTCGCGGCGGAAAATCCCGACCTCAAGGTGGAGACCTCGCCGCTGCGCACGCGCACGGCCGCGCTTCTGCAGGAGCAGCCCGCGCTGCACCTCAGCGGCGACGGCATCGCGATCGCGGTGCGCCTGGCCAAGGCGGAGATGGCGGCGGAGCAGGGCACCGCGCTCAACGCGCGCATCGCCGAACTGGAAAAGGAAAACGAACGGCTCACGGGACTCACGTCCCTCGACAGCGGCGGCGCCGCCGCGCGAACCACGGCCAAGAAGTTCGACGAGCTATCGCTCGCCGACCAAGAGGCCGAGCTTCGCCGCGACGCCGCCGGAGGCTCCTGAGCCTACGCAGTAACCGGGCCTCTGGCCCCACTCTCCCCATGGGATTGCAGCTCACCACAAATCAAACCAATCAGTATCAGAAGCACTTCGCGAAGCGTTTCCTCAACACGTTGAAGGATACGCTCGTCATGGATCAGTTTGCGACCAAGGAACCGTTGCCCGCAGGCAACGGGGCCGACACCGTGCGTTTCTTCGTGGAGCCCAACGGCGACATGAACGACGTGATCGCCCTCGCCGAGGGCACCGTGGAAAACACCACGTTCAGCGACAACAACCTGGTGGAAACCGACGTGCAGTTGGACTACTTCGGCGACAAGCAGAAGATTTCCAACCGGCTCTCCCTCACCTCGTTCTTCGACCGCATCAAATCCTCGCAGCGCAAGATGGGCCTGAGCGCGGCGCTCAAGTTCGATTACCTCATGACGGCGGCGCTGGTGACCGTGCAGGCCACGGCAGGGCACAAACGGTATGCCGGCGGCGCGGCCAACTTCGCGGCGCTGCAGGCGCTGAGCGCGGCCAACGGTGCGTGGACCCCCATCCTCGGCCTCGCCAACTCGACCCAGTTGAAAAACGACAAGGTCGCCAAGGCGCAGGGCGAAGACTTCATCCACGTCATCCCGCCGAACATCTCGTTCGACCTCATGCAGCACAGCAAATGGGAAAACCCCGCGCTGTACTCCGGGGCCAAGCAGATCATGAAGGGCGAGATCGGCCGCCTCTACGGTGCGCGCTACGTCGAGCATACCAACCCATGGATTGAGGACGGCGCGGCCGGCGCGGAGAACACCTACGCGGCGGCGGGCAACATCTACGGCGTGCTGACCCTCGGCGACGAGGCCTTGGGCGCGGTGGATTTGGCGAGCCCCGGCGTCTCGCCCTACAAGCCGAGCATGACGATCCTCGACAAGGCCGACAAGTCGGACCCGCACAACCAGTTCATCATCACGGCATGGGCGGCGTACTTCAAAGCCGTCGCCCTCTCGCAGAAACGCTACGTGGTGACGCGCTGCAAGACGACCTTCGTCTAAGCCCGGACGATCCTAGCAACCAACCCCGCGCCGTTGCGACGGCACTCCGCCCGAGGGCGGCGCGGGTTTTTTCACCACTCCTCACCACGCTTCACCACCGCCCCTCCCGCGCTGCTCTCGTGCCCTCGAGGGCAGCGCCGGACGGGCAACCCGCACCACCATGAAAAACACTTCCAACACCCTTTGCGTCCCTCTCGCCTCGCTCTCGCTCCCCGGATCCGGCGGGAGCGACGTGCCGCCCGGCGTGGGCGACGAGGTCGATTTCACCGGCAAGGGCAAGGTCGACCGCATCGAGGGCGACAATGCCTACCTCACCGTGACCACCGTCAACGACCAGCCGGTGAATGCCGACGCGGCCACCGCCGACGAGCCCGACTTGGACGACGAGGAAGGCGCGATGCGCGCCGACGCCGCCAAGACGGATAGCAACAAAGACCAGGTCTACTAACCCACCATGCAAACCCTCGTGCAATTCATGGCGGAGCCGAACGTCTCGGCCCCGGACCAGACCGGCGTCGTCAGCAACGCTGTGGTCACTCTCGTGTCGCTGCTCGCCGGCGGGGCGCTCCACGCGCACACCCGCTTCGTGCGCCTCTCGGCCGAGGGCGACGAGGTGCGCTACACCGTGGGCAACGTCGACCCCACCGCCACGCTCGGCACCAAGATCACGCCGGGCTCGACGAAGCTCCTCAGCCGCGCCGAGGCGGATAACTGCCGCCTCCTCCGCGTCACCACCGACGCACGGGTCCAGATCGTCCAGTACCGCAACTAATCCGCCCATGCTCTTCG